CGGGACTTTTTCACGCCTCGGGGCGTCCGGGTGCGGGTGTTAGGGCTGTACTGGGTTCCCCACGAGAATCTGATTTTGAAAGTCGATGACAAGAGCAATATGGCCGTGACCGTGCTCACGCCCGACACCACGGATGATGAGATGGATTGATGGGCGCCAATAAAATATTATCAAAAAAAGAGCGTGAAGAATGGAGAAGCGCACGAGAGGCGAGAATTTTCGCTTCGACAAACTGCGTTCATTATCAAAAATGCAGGGATGAGGCGGCTTATGCTAACCGCCAAATGCAATGCCATAAATGTGAACAGATGAAAGTTGATCGCGACACCTGGCAAAAGGAAGTCAGTCTGGCGAATATCAGCCGGTCCGGCGAGGGAGAGCAGTCCGTAAAGGTAGAGGAAATATCATGTCCGGTCGGCGAAGGGAGGAAAAAAATTATGGAGAAACAGGTAAAAGATGAACGTCCAACATCGAACGTCGAACATCAAACGCCGAATGAAAAAAACCCCGGTACAATATCTATTGAGGATCTGCCGGGCCCCAAGAGCAAGGGAGAGCTTGAGACCCGGGTTTGCTCGCAGGCGGATTGCGAGTTTGGAGGGGAACCGCAGCCCATAGATAATTTCCGCCGCAATCCGCGATATCCGGAAAAACGATTCAAAAAGTGCAATTCCTGTGTATCGAAACTCATGCAGGCGGGCCAGCGGCGTAGGCAGGAACGGCTGAGGGAAGAAAAGAAAGAAGGTAAGAAGGTTGGAAGATTAGAAGGTCGGACTCCGGTACAGAACGAGATAGGAGATGAACGTCCAACATCGCCCCGGTTAAACAGAAAAGAGGTTTCACGGGGTAAAAACGTCGAACATCGAACGTCGAATGAAATGCCCGGACCGCTGCAGGAGCGTATTGAAATACCCGAGCTGATGCCGCTGATCGGAGACCGGAATTTGAGGCTGCTGGAGACGCGTGTGCTGGAAGCGCTGCTGGATGGCCTTCCGGACGTGTTCGACAAAATCGTTGAGATTGCGCGGGATCAGGAGCGCACGCCGAAGGCCCAGGCGAGATATCTACTAAAGACGGATTGCAGGATTTGTGGAGAGCGCAGTGAGGGCGGTGAAGAATGAACGATATTAAATTTTATATCAAAGAACTTAAAAGTGACGAATGCCAGTGCGGGAGGCCCAAAAAGCCCGGACGCTCGCTATGTTACACGTGTTACTCCTCTTTGCCCAAAGATATGCAGCGGGATCTTTATCTGTCGATGCGGGACGGGTATGAAGAAGCACTCAATGCGGCGGTGCATTATTTAAATAGTTAGGAGAGTCGTCATGAAAATCAAAAAACAAGACCAGGAGCAATATAAGGCCAGGGCCCTGGCTATTTTAACCCGGCACATCGGGGAAGAAAAGGCCATTGATATGGGCGAGCTGTATCGGCGCGTGTATGATCGGGAATGGAAAAACAAAATCAACGATACGCGAAAATTGCGCACCCTCATCACTACACTCCGGTATGAAGGATGCCTGATCGGCAGCACGAGATCCAAACGTGGCGGCGGGTATTATATCGCCCGAAGTTCATCGGAGCTGAATGATTTTTTTGACCGGCGTACCCACGAAGCCTTGAAAATATTGGGACTGGTTTCCAACATGAAGCATATCGGCCTGGGTGAGATGCTGGGGCAGATGGCGTTAAATTTGAGAACCGGAGAGACGGGGAATCGGGGAATCGGGGAATGAACAAAAATATCCGGGGTATAATAGATGGGCGGCTGAAGCAGCTCGGCGAGATTACAAAAGAATTCGAGACATATCAGTCCGTGGCCGAATATGAGATTGAGCGGATTCGGTCGCAATATAGCGAGAAGCTCGTGGAATATAAAACGCAAATTGCAGCGCTGGATAAAAATATCAAATCCCTGGCCAAGAAAAATAAGGCTGAAATTTTTGACGGCAAAGATCAGGTCACCCTTGATCACGGCATTCTGCTGTGGGGGAAAGAAAAAAAGGTCACCATTCCCAGAGATGCCCTGGAGAAAATCGAGGCCCAGGGGTGGAAGGAAGCCGTCAAGATCGCAAAGAGCGTGGACCGGGCCGTTGTGGAAAAATGGCCCGTGGAGCGGTTGACCGTAATCGGAGCGGTACGGAAGATTATGGAGAAATTCAGCTATGAACTCAAAATCAAAAAATAATGCCGAATACAAATGGATTCCCTGGCGGCGGGGCTGTGATTGGCAGGATAGAAATCCTGCTCCACAAAGGAAGTACTGTACATATGTACAGTATGTGGAGAAAAAATGATTAAAAACATCAGCGAACACAAATGGATACCGTGGCGGCGGTATGTGCTGTTTCTAAGGATTGATAATTCAAAAAAAAAAAAAATAGGCCGCTCGCCCCGGAGGGATTTGGCGATCCGGGCGGCCCGTCGATTGATGCGGTATCGGGGATATGAGCCGGAAATATTCGATACGAAGAGACAGACTACAGTGTGTCACGGAATAGTCAATCATGAAATTGACCTGCCCGTATTGCGGCAATAAATACTCTATCTCGGAGGCGACTCGAACGGAAACCTTGGTCAACCTTACACAGGCGCTGGCGGGATTCGGGAAATGGTGTCCTCTGGTCTGGGAATATACCGGGGCGTTCGCCACGCAGCGCCTGGGGTCGATTGCGCCGGCCAAGCGGCTGAGGATCGTGACCGATCTGGCCAGGCTCTGGGAGACCGGTGTTTTCCAGGTGGAAAACAAGCGGTACCGGATCACCCGTGCCGATATCGTGGCGGGCATGCGCACGGTGTGCGATCTGGAGAAATACGGTTTCCGGAATCACAATTATCTGAAACGAATTTTATTGCAGCGGGCGGAGCGGATCTCGGCGGAGGGGTTGACGGCAGAAGAAGAGCAGAAAAAGATAGAAGATCAGAAGGTCGGAAGGTCAGAGGATCGGAAAGAAGAGAAACGGATGTCTCCGGAGGCCCAGGCCGCATTTAAGAAAGAACTGGGGATCAACAGCTTTAAAGAACTGATCGGAAAAAAGCATAAGGAGTAAATAAAATGGGCAGGCGAAAATTAAGAGACCGCAGGCTCGGGCCGGACCGTCGCGGTTACGAGTATTCGAGATATATCCCCGAGAGGAGATCCGGGAACGCGCGGCGGATTTGCTGGGGCAACCGCAGGTATGGGGTGACCGACCGTCGAATTAATCCGTTTTATCCGCATTCTCCGGAGAGGCGGACGCAAACGGCAAAATAATACCATTGGTCGATGATGACCAGGGCGAAGGCATCAAGGACTTTTTCGAGAACCTTGCTGAGATTGATGCAAATATCAGCAATAAAGTTTTAAGCAAGCTCGTTTTAGACCAGGCTGGTTTGGAATCATCATCAACCGCGCACTATCGCGCGGAAAAAAAGGAGGGAATCTATGAAAACCATACTCATTGTTTTTGTGTTTATCGGCATGATCATGGCGCCGCTGCATGCGTCCGACAAGAGTTGCGTGCGGTGTTCGAACGACCTGATCAAGGTCGGCGACCTTAAGGTCCATGTCGTCAGCCTGTGCGGCGAGCCGATATCGGCGGACACATACGAAGTCTATCGCAGACATGGAAGCAGGTGCCGGACAACGCATGTGGAGGAATGGGTCTACGAGCTGCATCGCGGATATTATACGGTGATGAAATTCCAGGGCGGACGGTTGTTTTCCATTAAAACGGTGCGTAAATAGGCCGGATCGAAAGGAGTAAAAAAAATGGACATACCAAAACCAAAAATTAGAGATATGACAATTACTGTAAGAGGAACGAGCGCGCTTATTATGCACAAGTGGAGCGAAAAGGCCAAAAAGGAAATGCTGGCGAAACAGCAGAAAAAGGCGAGCAAGGGAAAGGCGGAGCGCGACCCGAAAAAAGATTACGAGGACTCGATTTACTACCTGCCCGATGGCGTCAGGTATGGATTTCCCGCCGTGGCGTTCAAGGCCGCCGCTGTCCGGGCGGCCAAACAATGTGACATCGCCATGACGGATGCCCGTGTGTTTTTTCATGTCCAGGGGCTGAAAGGCTCTCCGGATATGGTGGAAATCACCGGAACACCGCAAATGAGAGAGAATATTGTCAGGCTGAACGGCAAAACGGCGGATTTGAGGTATCGGGCGGAATTCCTGCAATGGGAATCCTCATTCGTAGTCCGGTATAACGACGCTGCTATCAGCGCCGAGCAAATATATAACCTGTTTCAGATTGCCGGCTTTTCCGTTGGCGTCGGGGAATGGCGTCCGGAAAAAAACGGCCAGTTCGGCATGTTCGAAATTGCGGAAAGGCCATAAGGGCGAGGCATGGCCGGGCGGGGCGGGGCAAGGCAGGGCAAGGCAGGCAAGGCTTGGCGCGGATAGGCATGGCCCGGCGGGGCAAGGCAAGGCAAGGCAGGCGAGGCGTGGCGCAGCTGGGCACGGCTTGGCAGGGCGGGGCAAGGCGTGGCAGGATATTTTATCTTCCTGCCCCGCCTCGTGAAGTAAATATTACTTGACAATCAATATTAGTACTGTATTAATTATAGCTAACAATTTTTTATGCGGGCGCTTGACGGCGGTATCTAAAAGATACCTATCGAAAATAGCGCTTTGCGCCGGATAAAGTAAAAGACCGGTAGCCCATACAAAACTGTCTAATTGTATGACGCTACCGGTCTTTTTTTTTGGCGCCGGGTAATTTTAATTAACAAAAGTTACGGATCGGCCTTTTTTTTGGAGGAAACATGGCGCTGGACAAAGATCAATTCGAATACCTCATCAGGAGAGTTTTAACCGAACTCAATATGTATTCCATGTCGGCGGTGAACCTTTTGCTGGGCACGGCGGCCCAGGAGTCCGGATTCGGAACGTACTTGCGACAGATTGGAGACGGACCGGCGCTCGGGGTATTCCAGATGGAACCGGCTACGGAAAAGGACATCTGGATCAATTATCTGGCGCATCGGGAGGATCTGGCCGAGACGGTCTGGCAGGTGGCCGGCGCGGCATATGATGTGGGACCGGTCCTGATCAGCGCCCTTGAGGCAAACCTGTCCTATCAGGTGGCGATGGCCCGGATACATTATCGTCGGGTCCCGGAGCCCCTTCCGCCCCATGACAATGTCGAGGCGTTGGGGAGGTATTGGAAAAAGCATTTCAACACAAGTTTGGGCAGAGGAACTGTAGCGGAATTTGTGCGCAATTATAAAAAATATATAGGATAAGACGGGCTAGGCTGGGCAAGGCCGGGCTAGGCTAGGCAAGGCACGGCGCGGCAAGGCATGGGTGATTTTCGCGGTCGGGATTAAAAATTCGGGCTGCGAAAATCACAAATTTAGAAAGGATCGTCATTATGGACTGGAAAAATCTGGGCACTCAAATAGCTAAAATCGGGGCTCCACTTTTAGGCGGTGCTCTGGGGGGTCCCGGAGGTGCGGCAATCGGGACTATGATGGCATCAATGTTCGGCGTGGAAAACGATTCGGCAGCCATATACCAGGCCGTGCAATCGGACCCGCAGGCCGCTGTAAAATTGCGTGAGTTGGAGCTGCGCCACAAGGAGCGATTGGAAGAATTACAGATGGAGAGCGCCCGGATCGACACGGAAGAGCGGCTGGGAACAATCCGGGAAATCAATCAGACCATGCGCGCCGAGAGCAAAAGCGAGCACTGGTTGCAGTACTCATGGAGACCGGTGAACGGTTTTGCGTTTGCGGCAGCCATACTGCTCATATATTTTGCGTTGCCCCTTGCCGGGAAAACGCCGCCCGATGTGCCGCAATGGATCTGGATTGGATGGGGCACAATACTGGGCGTTACTACCTGGGATCGCGGCAAGGAAAAAAGGATCATCGCCGGTGACAATAAACCCGGCATAATCGAGGGTGCAATCAGCGCCATAAAAGGGAAATAAGACAAACCTAAAATATTGAGAAAAACGGAGGAAAGGGCTGATGGATAAAGAGTCTCCTGAGAAAATCAAAAAACTGAAAAATGCGCTGCTGGAATATCTGGGCAAAAACGGGAGGCATTACAGCCAGCTCACACGCCTGGAACAATCCGTTGAAGATCTGGTCCAGGCGCTGAACACCCGGCTGGATCAGCTTTTGATTTCCAAAAGGTGCGATGCCGTAACCGAATCGGAGCCGGAAAGTCCCAGGGACAAGCTCGCCGACCTGCTCATGCAAACCGGTGCGCTGCTCACCCGCCAGGGCAATGTGGATGCCGACATGGTGGAAGAGTTCGAGTCCGCGCTGGACGCATTCGATGCGGCCGCGGACTTAAAGCGCCGGTCCGAATCCGCGAAGGATATGGGCGAGACGGCGGCCATCAAGCACAAGCGAAAGAACCTGTGATGATTGATGTTGTGAAGATTGCCGGGAGCAAGGATGTGGCCCTGGTCCTTTCTCTAACGTTCAATTTTGCGACCTGCGGGGCCATATGGAGGCTATGGAAAAGCCGGGAGGCGTTGCAGGATAAAGTAACGGCCATGCTCACGGAGCTGGTGAAAGAGCTGTCCAAAATGACCACCAATTTAGTTGACAGGCTGGAAAGTGACAGGCTGGAAATCCTGCACCACAGGGGGAGGAAATGATTGCAAGGCTTATATTTCGGCACAAATTGCGGATGCTTGCATTAAACCTGAGCATAAGAGCCCTTGCAAATTCCATCATTTGCATTCGGAGGATCAATGGCCAAAGAGCATGATCTGGAGATCCGGTTTCAGGCCGAAGAAATGTTTGTGGAATGCCGCTTAACCCACGAAGAAATCGCGGACCGGCTGGACATCGGGCTTTCCACAATCCGGCGCTGGTCTACGGATGGCGACTGGAAAAAGCTCCGGGAGGAATACTTCCAGCGGCGCCGCATGCTCAAGAGCAACCTGGCAAAGCTCAGGGAAAACATGATGGAGCGGGCGTCGAACAACCTGGACCCCCAGGATGTGTACGCGGTGATTCGCCTGGAAAAACTGGCCAGGGAACGGGAATCCAAAGGGCAGGAAAACACTGCGCCGGATGTGGATCTGCCCAAGATATTCCTGGAAAATCTGGAATGGATCGCGCGCGCTTTGCAGGAGACAGACCCGGAAGGGTTCAAGGTCCTGGCGCGCAATTTCGATGCGCTGACAATCAAATTCAAGGCGGAATATCTCAATGCGTAAACGTCCGGATCTTACAGAGGGACAGTATGACAAATTCGTTGCGGAGCTGCGCAAATGGGTGAAAGACAGCGTTTCGCCGTTCGAAAACGATACCCCGGAAAAGAAAAAGGCCCGCGTCGAAAGATCGAGATATGACAAGCTGTATTTCATGGCCACCTACCTGCCCCACTACTTCACGGTGGATTTCGGGGAATTTCACGAGGAGTGGCAGGACTTCACTGAACTCAAAGACCAATTCGGCCTGATTGGCGCGCCCAGGGAGCATGCCAAAACCACGTTTTTCACCTTCGGAGATCCCCTGCACGTCGTTTGCCACGATCTTTTCAAGTTCGGCATGATTATCTCGGATACGCACGATCAGGCCCAAGCATTTACCGTGGCGATAAAAATCGAACTCGAGGACAATGTGCGGATTCGTCACGATTTCGGCAACCTGAAAACCAAGACCTGGTCCGACGACGAATTCAAGAGCAAGCACGGTATGTTGATACTCGCGCGCGGGAGAAAAGATAAAGTTCGCGGAATTAAAAACGGACCCTACCGGCTCGATTACGTGCGGTTCGATGACATGGAGAATGATGAAAATGTCGAAAATCCAAAGCGCGTGAAACGGCTGATATCCTGGATTCGGGGCAGCGTGATCGGGTCCTGCGGCGAGGGTTACAATGCGCTGATGGTCGGAAACCTGTTTCATCCGAGATCCGCAATCTCCCAGCTTATCGACATGAAGGACGATGAAACCGGCGAGCCGCTGTATCCCTCCAAAGTTTACACCGCGATTATTGATGAGAATACGCCGAACCAGCGTCCGCTCTGGCCTGCGCGCTGGCCTATGGAGCGTTTGCTTCAGAAGCGCCGCGACATGGGAACCTATGATTTTAACCGGGAGATGCAGAACAAAGTCGCGGTGGAAGGTTCGCCCTTTCCGGAAGAACAGGCAAAATATTTTGAGCGCATCGAAATCGTCCATATGCGCCTGGTCACGGCCACGGCAATCGACCCTTCGGCAAAGGCCGGGGAAAACAACGATTTCAGGGCAGTGGTGACCTTCGGACTCAACCCGGATGAGATGGTTTTCCGGTGTCTGCATGCCTGGATCAAGAAGCGGTCCATCGGAGAAATGTTCGCCGCTGCCTATAATCAGCGGGACCATTACCAGAGCACGCATGTCTATATCGAAGAGAACATGCTGAAAGACTTTTTGCATGAGGCCATCCATAACTACGCCAGGAAGGTTAACCGCTATTTGCCTTGGAGACCGGTGCATCACAGCACTAATAAAGAAGGGCGCATCGTGGGCACCTGCGCCTATCTGTGGGAGTACGGCAAGATCCGGTTTGAAAAGAACCACAGCGACCAAAACATCCTGGTGGATCAGTTTATCTATTTGCTGACGCCGTCGGTCAATGATGACGGCCCGGATGCTTCGGAAATGGCTATCAGCGGGCTGCAGGGCGGCGGCCAAATGCCAAGGGTTACATCCACCCGGGACAATGCCATACCGGTGTTTCCCGGATATGATGAGAAGGTGGATTACAGCGCATATTAATCCGAACAAGGCGACAGATCATGAAACTTTGGATCAACGAGCACGATGTTATCGAGATAGACGATAAACAGTCTTTGCCCGTGGAGATCGCGGCCCGGTCCCGATCCGTGGACTGGTGGGGGCTTTTCGGGAATCTGCCGGACCCGGACCCGATTTTGCGGAAATCAGGCCGGGATATTTCGGTATACCGCCAACTGCTTTCAGACAGCCATGTGTGGAGCTGCTACCAGAGCCGTAAATCCGGAACCCTGTCCTGCGAGTGGGAGATTCAGGAAAGTTCAAAAAGTTCCAAGGCCAACAAACGGGCCTATCAGATGATCAATGATTTAATGTCCGGTCTGGATGTTTACCAGATCATTACCGACATGCTGGACTCTCCGTTTTTCGGCATCAGTCCCATCGAAGTGGTCTGGAAAAGTACGAAAGGCGTCTGGATTCCGGATCGCATTGAGGGCAAGCCCCCGGAGTGGTTCATGTTCGATCCTGAAAACCGTCTTAAATTCATGTCCAAAGACAATATGGTCGATGGCGAAGAGATTCCGGAATATAAGTTTTTACTGTGCCGTCATCACAGCTCCTATAAAAATCCCTATGGTGAAAGACTGCTTTCCCGCTGTTTCTGGCCGGCGGCGTTCAAGAAAGGCGGATTTAAGTTCTGGGCGGTTTTTACGGAAAAATACGGCATGCCCTGGGTGATCGGAAAGGTTCCCGGAAATACCGGAGACACCGAACGCGCCCGGCTGCTGTCCAGTCTTGCCAAAATGATCGCCGATGCTGTGGCCGTAATTAATGATGATGACAGTGTGGAGTTTAAAGAAGCTGCGGGAAAAAGCGCCAGCGCGGATATTTATGAAAAGCTGATCAGCACGTGCAACCGGGAATTATCCAAAGCCATTTTAGGACAAACCCTGACCACGGAGCTGGATAAAGGCGGAAGTTTCGCGGCTACAAAAGAACATATGGAAGTGCGCGCCGATCTGGTGGATCAGGATAAATGCATGGTGAAAGGAGCGTTCAACCTTTTGTTTCAGTGGATCGTCCAGTTGAATGTTGCCGGTGCGGACGCACCCTCGTTTTCTTTTTTCGAAAAGGAAAATATCCAAAAAGACCTGGCCGACCGGGATGAAGTCCTGACCAAACAGGGCGTCCGGTTCACGCCGAAATACTACCAGCGCACATACAACCTTGAAGAAGATGATTTCGAGCTGGGTGAACCTCGAAATACTATCGGCGGACAGTTTGCGGAAAATGACGGGAATCTTTCCCATGCAGAGACATTAAACGCCCTGGGAGAAAAAACCCTCGATGCAGCAAGCCTCGATTCTTTGATGCGTCCGCTCGAAGATCTGCTGGCAGGCGCTTCATCTCTGGAGGAATTCCGGGACCGGCTTCTGGATGCGTACGGCGATATGCCGGCGGCGGACCTGGGGAATCTCATGCAGCGGGCATTTACGCTCGCCGATCTTTTCGGGAGGTTCGATGCCCAAGAGCGCTGAATATATGGACCTGCCGTTTAACGAGGCCATCGACTACTTCCGGCAAAAGGTCAAACTGCCCACCCGGACCTGGAAGGATCTGTGGCAGGGCATGCACGCCCGTTCATTCGTTGTGGCCGGGGCCATGAAAACCGAGCTGCTGGAGGATCTGTATGCTGCGGTGGACAAAGGGGTTTCGGAGGGCACGACCCTGAAAGAATTCAGAAAGGATTTCGACGCCCTGGTGGACCGGCACGGCTGGAAATACAAGGGCGGCAAGGGCTGGCGGACGGGGGTGATATTCAACACCAATTTGTCCACGGCCTATGCGGCCGGCCAGCATGCGCAGATGACCGATCCCGCCGTGATGAAGGCCCGTCCCTACTGGCGGTACGTGGCGTCCAGTTCCAGGAATCCACGGCCCGAGCACCAGGCATGGTACAACACCGTATTGCCTGCGGATGATCCCTGGTGGAACACCCACCGGCCGCCCAACGGCTGGGGATGCAAATGCGGCGTGGTCAACCACAGCGCCCGTGAAGTGAAACGATTGAAAAAAGAAGAGGCCGGCGGCGATCAGCCGATAAAAACCGAAGCCCCGGAGATCGAGCATTACGAGTGGACGGACAAAACCACCGGCAAGGTCCACCGGATCCCGAAGGGCATCGATCCGGGATGGGATTATAATGTGGGCGAGGCGGCCTGGGGCAGGAATCAGGCGCTAAGATTAATGGAAGATCATGGGCCGTGGATCGACGTGAATCCCCGGGGGCCGGAAAATTATGGGCGCTCAAAAAAGATCGAGATAGATGCGGCTAAAGCAAAACCTTTTGCGCCACAAAAGACAGAAGCCGGTCTTTATTCATCCTTGCGCAAAGTACTTAATGGCGACGAGGCCGTGTTTTTTGATCCGGTTGGCGAGGCTATTGCCGTCAACCAGGCTATTGTTGACCATATTTTACAGGCACCGGGAACACGGTGGGACGGCCGTGAAGATTATTTTCCGTTGATTCCCGAGCTGATTGAAGATCCCTACGAGATATGGATCGGATTTGCGAAAAGCGAATTAAGCGGGCGTGTGGCGATTCGGCGAAGATACGTCAAAATGGTGCAAATCGGCAAAACGCGGACCATCGGATTGTGGGCGGAGACGATGAAACACATGTGGGTTGCCAGCGGATTCTTTCGCGGGGGGCCTACCGCTGCTAATAATTTAAGACGAGGACGGATGCTGTATGGGCGAGATTAGCCTACGGCCCCCGCATGGACCGCGGCACCCGGCGGCGGTTAACGGAAGCGGCCGACCGTCGCCATCGACGAAAGAAGAAGCTGATATGGAGCAGATAGGGCCCTCTCTCCCTCCGCAGCAGGGCGGGCGCCCGGCCCCGGTTCCAGAGGCTGCGGCTCAACCAGGATCTTCGATAAAAACAATAATAACTTATTTTAATGGAGATGTCAAGTGGCCGGTGCTGCAATAGATGTTACGATTCAAGACAAGGAAGTTCAGGAGCTCCTCGATCGGATACGGAAAAACCTGGGAGACCTGACCCCGGCCATGAAGATCATCGGATCTACTGTCCGGACGTCGGTGATTCGGAATTTTGAAAAAAGCGGGCGCCCGAAAAAATGGAAAGAGCATTCCAAAACCACAGAAAAGCGCCGGGGTGCAAACGCCAAAATTCTGATGGATCAGGGCCTGGGCGCGGGCCTGGCCGGAAGCATCAATTACAAAGCCGGCAAGGACAGGGTGGACATCGGCACGCCCAAGGTTTACGGCGCCGTCCACCAGTTCGGCGCAAAAAAGGGTAGCTTCGGAACCGTGGAGGCTACGGTTCGCGCGCATTTGCGCAACATTACCCGGGCATTCGGGAAACCCATCCCCAAAAAACAGATTAAAGTGGGCGCGCACAAACGAAAAATGAAACTCCCCTGGGGAGACATCCCGGCAAGGCCATTTTTGATGGTCCAGGATGAGGATTGGACGGAAATCCGGGCCGCGCTTACGGATTATTTACTGGGAGGCGCATGATGCCGCTGCCACAGCCGGACAAAAACGAAAATGAAAAAGATTTTTTGGCCCGATGAATGGCTGACGCCATCATGCTTTCGGAGTTTCCGGAGCAAAAGCAGCGCTATAAAATTTGTATGGAACAATGGGAGAATAACATGTCTGAATTTAAAGGATTCGGCGACTGGATCGAAATCTTTCGCGGGGGAAAGCAGATCGACAGCACGGGCAGGGAGCATGACGGGGACGCTTTAATTTCAAAAGCCGTGGCATCATTCGATCCGTCATACCACGAACCCCCGATTGTCGTGGGGCATCCCAAGGACAACGCCCCTGCGTTCGGATGGGTGCAGGGACTGAAACAATCCGGCAGCCGGCTATTGGCAAAGATCAGGGACGTGGTCCCGGAATTCGAGGCCATTGCAAAACAGGGCCTCTATAAAAAGCGGTCGGCCAGCTTTTACCCGGACGGCCGGTTGCGGCATGTGGGGTTTTTAGGCGCGGCGCCGCCCGCGGTCAAAGGGCTTGCGGATCTCAAATTCGACGACGGCGAGGCAATGGTGACATTCGAATTTTCAGCATCCAAAGAAGACAAAGCCGCGCAGCGGGCACGGTCCAAAAAATACGGCATCGCCGTCAAGGAGGGCGGCCACGTTACCCGGCCCGGCCAATGGACAAACGTTCCCGACGATCAGTTTCTAGATCCGGTGAATTACCGCTACCCGTGCCCGGACGCGGACCAGACCCGGGCCGCCGCAAGCTACTGGGGCCGGGCCGACAACCGGACACAGTATACACCCGAAGAACGCTCTATAATTAATGAGCGATTAGATAAATTTCGCAAAAAATTTAAAATCGGTGAGTACCGAAAGGAGGCAAAGATGGACTTTAAAGAATTAATCGAATTTTTCAAATTTTGGAAAAAGGCTGAAGAAGATCCGGATCTGGATATACCGGATTTTCTAAAGTCAAAACCCACCGGGAACGAAAAGGTTTCCTCATTTACCGAGGCGGATATTGAAAACGCCAAAAAAGAGGCGGCTGAGGCCGAGCGCGAGAAGATAACCGTAGAGTTCGCCGAAAAAGAGCGTACGGCCGCACGAGATGCTCGAAATGAGGAGATCACGACCTGGTGCGAGGGTTTGGTTACGGCCGGGAAAATAGCGCCTGCGTGGGTTAAGGCGGGATTGCCCCAAGTTTTTGAGTTTCTGGCAGCCAGCGACGATGTAATCGAGTTCGGAGAGGAAAATAAAAAATCGAG